AAATCTATTAGAAAGGAGGCTTCGGTCACTATGCCTAAAAATAGTGAAAACAAATTTGCAGATTATTTCAATCTGCCAAATCCAGGCTTACGTTCCTATTTTGACATAGTCAGAAAAGGACAGCCTGATGAGTATCGGACTACCTTTGCCAGAGGTAGTTCAGTTCAGAAAGTTCTACAAGAGTGGATGCCCACGTTGGATGTCTTGTCTGACAAGTGGCCTACGCTTGTAGAATTTGAAAAGGACCTGGCCAAGAAGGTCGGCCCCATGTCCATCATGAAACCGCTTGATCAGCGCATGGAGGATATTGAGGCTTACTACACTCTGTCTGCCAAACGGAGTGAAAGTATCAGCGACAGTGCGGTCAAAGCTGTCATAGCTGAGTACGCTAAAGTTGGTCCTTTAGCATTACGGGGGCAGAAGTCGACAGTTGACATTATGAAGAAATCCACTAACTCGGGATCCCCATACTTCACCAAACGGCGTACAGTAGTAGGTAAAACTGTACCATGCAAGGTATTCTCCTACCCGGCAAGACAGGATTTACCCACGGGAACATGGAATGCATGTGCTGTGCTCGGATGGAGGGGACAAGAGGGTGGCCCCAAACGGTCAGATGTGAAACAGCGTGTGGTTTGGATGTTTCCCTTCGCAGTTAACATCGCCGAATTACAGTTCTATCAGCCGTTTATCGAGCGCGTCCAACAGCTTGGTATTGAACCTGCTTGGATTAGCATGGATGCTGTGGATAGACGTATCACACAAATGTTTGATACTAAAGCAGCTAAAGACTTGGTAGTCTGTACGGATTTTAGTAAATTTGACCAGCACTTCAACCCCTCACTTCAGGATGCTGCAAAACAAATTATCACCCACATCCTTAACTCATCTGAGGGTAGCCGTACCTGGTTAGAACAGGTTTTCCCCGTGAAATATACAATTCCTCTAGCGTATGACTACGGCGCTATCCGAACCGGGTCTCACGGGATGGGTTCTGGCTCTGGTGGAACCAACGCTGATGAAACTTTAGCCCATAGAGCTCTTCAGTATGAAGCTGCTATATCAGCAAAACAGAGACTTAATCCAAATTCACAGTGTCTTGGTGATGACGGTATACTCACGTATCCAGGCATTACTGTGGAAGATGTAATACGTTCATATACTAGCCACGGGCTTGACATGAATCCCGATAAGCAGTATGTGAGTACACAGGACTGCACATATTTAAGACGCTGGCATCATGTCAAATATCGCGTCGACGGCGTATGTGTAGGTGTCTATTCAACCTGTCGTGCTTTGGGCAGGCTGATGGAACAGGAGCGCTATTATGACCCTGAGAGTTGGGGTCCCAAGATGGTTGCGCTGCGGCAGCTCTCCATCATAGAGAATGTGAAGTATCATCCTCTTAAGGAACAATTTGTCGCGTTCTGCATGAAAAGGGATAAATATAGGCTTGGAATAGATATCCCAGGTTTTCTCGACGATATTGATCAAATCGCCAAGGAAGCTACAGAGGAC